TTCTTCACTTAATTGAAGTCCGTGATATTTGTACAGCCACTTTATGGTATACATGCTCAAACTTAAAAAACAAGTTATATAAAGATATTCATTCTTTTTGACTTGTTTCTCAGTTTCTGACAACTCTTTTTTTCTTTTTTTCATCACAACCGACATTTTTATTAGAGAGTCATCAGAAGTAATCACAGCATTGAAGAAGAATTTGCAATCTTTCCCAAAAACACCTCTTGATTGCCATTCGTCATATTCCATTTTGAGCATAGCTTCTAAATTTTCTTGCATACATGTGTGCACTAGACTGCTCAGGAAATGCAGAATTCCTTGTAGCATGTTAGTTTTGTTTATTATGCTCCTCTGGAATGGTTCATCAAACAAAAACAATTTATCGTCAGTTCCAAGGAATTGTCTTTTCAGAATGTTGAAAGAGTCGTCTGTGGAAGAAACAAACTCTGGATTTGTCAACATCATTTTTATCAGTTTGTCTGGCAGCTGTATTCTCTTATCCACCCACATATTCAAAACTGTTGCGACAGGTTCAACAAAATCATCTGGTATTAGCGCAAATATAGTGGTGAACATCATTTTTATGGTCTGGTTTTGTGCCCAAGTTGTGGCATCATTGGACCCAGTTGCAGTCATCTTTTCAGTTTCCGCAGAACTAAAGAATTCTTCAATTATTTTGTCATGTGCTTCAACATAAGTTGTTTTTAGTTTCCCTTTAGTTAGCACTTCTTTGTCACTTTGCTTGCCTATGGATGCTGCAGTTGTCTCAATGAATTTTGCCAGGATTCTGTATGTGATGTGAAGTTTAAAAATTTCTCTTATACCTCCTATTTGATCTTTAGGAGAGACAGTAACTGTGAAGCCAATCCTTTTAGCATATTCATACACTAAATCTAAAGATGCAAAAGGATTTTCACCAATGATTCCTTCTTTGATTAATTCTGCTATTCCTTCTATGGCCTTCCTGTTTTGGGCTTTGTTGTATTTCTTTTCTGCGGCTTTCCTTTTCCTCAGACTTTCTATATCATCATTTTTCAACACCCTCTCTATTTCTTCCCTGTTCAGAAGTGGCTCTGAGTTGTTTTCCTGCATTTTACTTTTAAAAACATTTATTTCATCAGGTGTCATTGTTAGAGGTAGAGAAGCCAAAGCACTGCTCTTCAATGAAGCCAAACTTTCAGACGATATAGATGAGAGATCATTGATTATTTCATTTTTCACCATATCCTTAAAAGAAGCCATTGACAGTCCTTTTTTCCTTGACATATTTAAAGCAGCATTAGTTCCTGCTAGTAAACATACTTCCCAATCAAACTCATGATTCTTCCTTGATTTAACACCACCATACGATGAGAATGTTTCATTCCCAAACAACAAGTCTTTTTCTATCTTCTGTGAACTGGCTTCTTGTTTAACAATTTTGGAATACATTGACGCCAGTGCGTTTGACTGTTCTCGGTCCTCTTTAGAGTGGCAATTACAAGTGTAGAACAAATCAACAGCTTGTTCCATTTTGTCATATTCTAAAGGGGTTCCATCTTCTGTTTTCTTAAAAATACTAAAAAGGTTTGAATACCTATCTTGAGAGTAGTCAATTTGTTCGGAATTGTCAGAAAGTATATTTTGAGATCCTTTATAAATCACGGGATCAATTCTTCCCTGATAGATTTTCATCAATTCGGTGACTCTCATTAGAGAATATGCTAAAAATCTTGATCTTGGAAATCTATCAATCTTGGTCATGCTCTTTAAAGGATTACATCTTGTAAGAATCCTGTTGCAAGTTATTTCCATATAAAAGAACCTCAGCTGTTGCAAAGCTGTGCTAGTGGATGTTTTGTTTTCGAACATGAACAACACTTGAAACAAGAACTGTTTTCTGCAAATTTCAGTTATTTCTTCAGGCCTTTTATTCCCCTGTTCAAATACATCAATTTTGTTAAAGTATAATGCAATCGCTTTTTCAGTGATGTTCTGAAAGTGAGAGCTTTTTGCCTCCTTAGTTGACACAAATGGGAATATCCAAAACTTGCCTGCATCTATTGGCTGTTTAAAAACCGTTGACAGCAATTGACAGTCATTTTTCCTCACTGCAACACTGTAGAAAACTATTTCACCTTTGCTAGTTGGTTTAATTAAAAGGTAGACACTCAAGCCTCTAAGTTTTTTCATGACAAAAGCGTTTTCTTCAGTGTACTGACTCATTGAAATTACTAACTCTGTGTTAATCCGATCTTGTATCTCCATAATTTGAAATATTTTTCTTTGAGACATGTCGTCAATTTCCCTCCTAAGAGAATTATCATTTCCAGATATTTCCTCAGCTTTCTTGGCCAGCAGTTCAATGTCATCACTTTCTCTCATTGTGAAGCCCCTCTTTTCAAACCAAGTTTCATCGTTTAAATACTCTTCAATATCGGAAGAAAATAAGTGCTCATCTCTAATTGAGAAATGCTTTTGTGACTCCTCTCTTTTTTCTTTAAACAGCTTGCCAAACTTCTTTGCTGATTTCTTTCCAGAAACCCCCACCAAACCGATTTCATTAGATTGCATCATGGACGGTGTAAGGGGAATTTTTACCCTTTGCCTCTTTCTTGAGTCTTTTCTCCCTGCTATCTCTGACAATGCTTCATTCTTGATTATTGTTTCATTTATTTCTGTTTTGAATGTCTCTTTATCAAAAGCAGGGGACTCTCTTTGTATTTTATCTAGCATTTCCTGCACTGACATCCTTTTGTAATTTTCCCTTTCATTACCTCGTGCAGACTCAATTCCGACTTTCCACATTTCACAAATGGCCGATGCTCCTTCAATTTTATCAAAATCTTCATGATCAAACCAGTAATCTTCATCATCATTCATAATTGTCCTTTCTGGCAAGAAAATGGAACTCTGAACCACAGCTTTCTTTTTATTTTCGTCATAACAATTTACTCTGGAATCATATTCATCAACCGCCTTGTCAACTTTCTTTATGGCCTCTTCTGCAGTCTCTTCAACACTTTTTTCAATAAGATCTTTTTTTGCCAATGAGTATAGATCTTTTTTTAATCTTCTAAGAACTCTTTTCCTCACATTGGGATTTGTAATCATCCTTCTTTGTTCTCTTTTCAATTTTTCTATGTATTTCTTATCAATCTTCATTTGCTC